GATGGTGACACTTCTAATGGTGTAACCATTGACCTTGCAAATAAGCAAGATCCTGCTGGTCGTTACAAGGATGCACGTAATAGAATTGAAGCAAACAAAGAGTTCATCCTCGACGCAGCACTTGCTGAGGTAAGTGTATATCATCCTGACTTCTACATTCCTGGTGACACCCAAACTAATGCTCAGTCTAGACTTGCTGACGCATTCAGAATGATCCGTCGCAACTCTTCTGAGATTAGAGATAGAGCACTCGCATCTATTGCAATCAATCATCCCAATTTTGTTATTGATGGAGATGCTGCAAATGATGCTGGATCCAGATATGCATCTGCATATCGTTTGATTGCATTCAACAGAGATCAAATTGTTGATGCTGCATTGGCACAGATTGCAGTAGGACATCCAGATTTCTATATTCCTGGAGACCAGCAAACTGATGCTCGTTCCAGATATGCTGATGGTTATCGTCTGATTCAACAGAATAAGACTGCTATCATTGACGTAGCATGGACAAATATGATTGCTCTTTATGCTGGAGCAGCAGTTACAGAAACCAAGTGTAAGCGTGACCTAGGATACTTTGTTGATGCTGTATCACTTGACTTATTTGTTGGTGGTAATAAGTATTCTCGTAAGTTTATTTCTGAATACTTTGATGCTACAGGCAACAACTGGATTTCTGGTGGTTTACAGGGAGAAGAAGCACAAAGCATCGAAGCATTCAATCAGGCAAGAGATCAGATGCGCCTTGCTGTTGCTAACCAACTAGGTGTTCAGGATCTGACTGTTACTGAGGGTCCTGCAACTTATGGTGGATCTGGTGGTAATGTTTCTAGAACAGATTCTGGTGCATGTGATGATGTACAATCTGCAATCACAACTCTAGTTGATATTATTACTACACCTATTGCTGCTGGAAACCTTAGCAGTCTTCCTGCACAAACACCTTACATTTCTGGTCCTGGTGAAGACAAGTGCCGTAGAGACATTGGCATTTTCGTTGACTCCTTAGCACTTGACTTGTTCTGTAAGGGTAATGTTTACACATACAGATTCGCTGCTGAATACTTCGAGAACGCAACTACACCTATTACTAATGGTGTTGTAGGTGAAGAAGCTCCAACAGTAACTGCTCTAAACAAAGCAGTTGAGATGATTAAGTTAGCAATTGTCAATGGATTGTATGAGAAAGATCTAACGATTGCTGCAGACAATGCACCTGGATCTCCTTATGGTCAAGTAGCAAAAGACTTTACACCACATGGTGCAACTTTTGATCCTGCAACTGGATCTTTGTTACTCGATATTGCTAATCATGGTTTGAATGTTGGCGACTCTGTTGCCATCGCTACGAATTCTCTGACCTTTAGTGTTAGTGGTTCTAACGTTACTTATCCTGCTGCAACTGAATATCTACAAATTACTGCTACTGCAACTGATACTATCACTGTAAACATTGGTGCAGTCACTAATGTAAACACCCATACATTTGTAAGTGCTGCTGTTGATTCTGTCAATTTTGGTGGAAACACAGTCAGTCAGTTTAATAGTGCTCTCTGCTCTGATGTTCAGGCAACTGTTGATACTCTGGGTGGAATCGCCACTACAATTATCACAGCAGGCAACCTCAGTTCTATGCCTATTGAGGTTAACTACGGTACTGATAGAGGTCCTGGTGAGATCAAGTGTGCTCGTGACATTGGTTACTTCATTGATGCTATCTCTGTTGATATGTTCATCGCAGGTAACAGACACACTAGAGCATTCACTGAGCAATACTTTACTAATGCTACTACGCCTTTAAGCAATGGTCTTGTAGGTGAAGAGGCAGAAAGTGTTACCGCTTTCAACACTGCTATTGCAGAAATGAAGAAAGCAATCACCAACCAGTTGTTCTATAAAGATCTAACTGTTACCGAAGGTCCCGCAACTTATGGTGGATCAGGTGGTAACATTGATAGACAGAATACTGGTGCTTGTGCTGATGTTCAGGCAACACTACAAACTCTTGGTGAAATTGCTACTGATGCAATTACTAATGGTAATATTGTTGGTGGTATCTGGGGAACTCCTGTTAACGAGGGTGCATTCTTAGCAGGTGAAGCTAAGTGTCGCAGAGACCTCAAGATTGTTGTTGAAGCAATTGCACAAGATCTCTGGTTTGGTGGTAATGAATATACAGTATCTGTAACTAAGGAATACTTCTATCAGAACCAACTAATTGGTAATGGTGTTGACAATGAAGTAGATCCTTCTATCACTGCATTCAAGCGTGCAGAAGAATTGATGCAGCGTGCTGCAAACAATGTATACTATGATCGCGACCTTGATATCACACTAGATCAAACTGGCGATCCTGCTATCGTAGGTAATATTGAGTGTGATGCACACGATATGGTCATCGAGAATATTGACTTTATCGCTGCGGAAGCATATGAGCGTATGCTTGCTGCATATCCTTCTTACACACCACAAGTAAACAATACCGCACAGGATTGTAGAGATGACGTAGTTAGCGTCCTTAAGGAAGTCATGTGGGATGTTAAGTTTGGCGGTAACTATAAGACATATGATTCTGCTAAGATCTATATTGACAACTACGATTATAGAACTGGCGTTTCTGTATCTACATTCATTGATCCTGAGAGAGATGAAGCAGCGAAGGTAATGCTTGAAGCGAAGAACATCGCAATTCAGGTTATCAAGAACGAGACCGTAAGTGTCTCTGCTGGTAACTCTCTAACACAGGTTATTGACACTACTATTGTAGAAGACTGGGATGCAACTGAACTACTACCTAAGTGTGGTTCTGCAGTTGCTGCGGTTGACACACTCATGGGCATCATTATCCAAGCAATTGGTACTGATGCTGGTGTTGGCAACCTTAATGGTATTACACGCACAGTCCCTGGTTCCAGTCCTGATCCTGCATGGGATTCTGCACTGACCATTGCATCCTCTACTGCAACTTCGATCACTCTAAATGTTGGTGCATCTCCTGCAGGTCAGCAATATGCTCACCAGTTTGTAAGTGCAGCAACGGGTGCTGTTGTGTCTGGTGGTAACTATCTCCATAGATTCGTTAGTGCTGCTAATAATGCAGTAAGCGTTCTTAATGGTGGACAACTAACACCAATTAATGCAACTTACAATGCCACATCTGGTGATATGGTATTGTTCTTTAACACAGCACATAGTCTCACCACTTCCAACCAGATTTCTATTGCTACTAATTCACTCACATTTAAGTGTGAGATGGATGACTTCACTGCTGATAAAACATATCCTCGTGCTTCTGATCCAATCAGTGGACAGAATATTGCTATTACTGCAGTAACATCTACATCTATTACAGTTAATGTTGGTCCTTCTCTTCTAGTTGAGCATGATGTAACTAATGCGATTTATGAACCTGCTTCTGGATCTCTTGCTCTAACAATTGGAGCACATACTTTAACTAACGGAACTAGTGTAAAACTTAAGAACGAGTCCTTGCTATTCAAGTGCGCTAGTGACGATTATGTAAGTGTTCATGCTTATCCAAGAGCTGCAACCACGGTCCAACCAAGTGCATATACTGGAGGAAATTGTTCTGATGTTCTAGCAACCATCAACTCCCTGACAGATATTCTGTGCGACTCTCTGAAAGCAGGTAACTTGAATGATCTACCAGCAATCAGTAATGGTACTTGGGATTGTGCTAATGTCAGATCTTCTATTGAGAACTTGTTTGATATCCTCACTGATGCAATTAGTGGTGGTACGCTAGCAGGTCTACCAAACCTCAACAAAGGTGACTTTACCATCAATAACGAAGCATCTAAGTGTTTCCGTGACGTATCTTACATTGTTGATGCTCTAGTCAATGACTTGAGATTTGGTGGTAACATCAACAGCATTCAGGCAGGTGAAGCATATTATGTTGGCAACAGTCTAGAGTATATTGATGGTGAGAAGACTGAAACCTTAGATGCATGGACCTATGTTGGTCAGATGGCAATTGCTGCCATGAGAAACTGGGATGTTCTAGCATTCAATTGCTCTACAACTGCAGGTTCTGCTATTGTTGATGTTGGTGATACCAATGGTATTATCCTTGGTATGACCGTCAAAGAATATGGAACAAATGATTATACGAATGGTTTACTAAATTCTAATGCAACTCAGGTAACAACAACAATTCCAGCAGGTGCATATGTCAAGAGAATCGTAAGTAACACACAAATTGAACTTGGAGCGAAGAACTCTAGATTTGGTGAAGGTGTGTTGGTCAATGCAGCGGCTACCAGTTCTACTGTTGAACTCTACTTTGAGTTGGAAAATGGACTGTGGGCAGATACCCTACCACAGAGAGATTTGACTGTATCTCAAGATACAACAGTCTCTCCAAGTAGCAGAGAATGTGCTGGTACTGCTAACGCTATTGTTACTCTAACTGATAATATTAAGACTATTATCAACACTGGTGTAGGAACTGTCACTAGACAAGAGGCAACTCTTAATAGTGCATTACTTGCAAACAGAGCAACCATCTTCACCATTGATACTGGTGGTGGTCCTTCTAACCCACACAACTTTGAGACTGGAACACCAGTCAGACTTGTACCACGCCCACGCTGGGATACCATTACAAGTAAATATGTTGATGTTGATAAGCGTCTTGTCAGACTACCTAATGGGTTTGAAACTAACACCACATATTATGTAATTGCTCCTGGAAGAACAACTCAACCAGAACCTTACAATACAACCAGTGCCTTTGATCAAACTGCTAGCACTAAGTTGATGCTTGCAACTTCTAAGGAAAATGCAGCAGCAGGTATTTACATCTACTCTTCGGAAACTGAATCTGTAGATCCTAATGTTGAGATTGATCTATATCAATTTGTTCTCGATGACAAGTATGATCTACACAAGTATAAGTGTAGTGTTTCCGCAAGTGTTAGTGGTGGTATTGAAACTACTACTGCACATATCTTCGATATTCCAACTGGACCTGGAAACCAGCAGGTAGTATTCTTCCGTAGAATTCCTGGATCTGCTGATAATCTTCCAATTGTTTCTACAACTTCTCAACAGCAAGCACCATTCATCCACATTCAAACTGGACCAGATGCTGGTAGACTTGATCCAACCAAAGAGTTGTTTGTCAGATATTTCTCTTCAAAGGTCTTTAAGATCTATAAAACTGCTTCTAATGCAGAGACAGATACTAATGCAATTACATTTGCTCCTGGACAATCTGTACAGTTTAATGTATTTGCTAACAAGCGCACATCTCCAATGCGCTATGATCCTACATTCTCTAATACCACTAACACTGATGGTAAGTGGTATATCAATTGTAAGGATGAGTCTACTGATCCATATAATATTTTCAACAGACTTGCAGCTCCAGATCTCGCTGGATCCACCAAGACTACTGACATGTGGTATACTCGTCTGAAGGACGATCGTGATAAGGAAAATAGAACTTACAAACTCCGTTATGTTATCCCTAACTATCTAACCAACGTTAGAGATCCTATCAATGGATTTGTTCTCAAGACGAGAACTGACGACACTCGTAGATTAGTTCCACAAAAAGTTCTACTCAAACCAGTAAGTGGTAATGTTTACGGTGCTAGATTTACCAACCCAGCTAGACAAAATGAATTCATTGGATGGGAGAAGTCTGACTTCCCATCTAACATTAATTCTTCTGTAGAGGAATCTTACGATCCATTTAGAAAACCAAAGATTGGTGAAACTGCATTTGAATATAGATCATTTGCTAAGTTTGCATCTGGTGTTCAGGCAACTATTCAATCTGGTCGTTATGTTGAAGATTCTTTAGATTCTTCAATTGAGTACCTAGAATTGACTCTATTCGATCATGGTATTGATGTTGTTAATTTTGCTGGTCTTGCAAATGAAATCCTAACAACAATTAAGATTACTGCACCACAAGGTGGAGACTTTGTTGCTGATAAGACCGCTATCAATTCTGATAACGAAGTTTCATTCGCTGGCAATTCTTCTGGTAATGCTAATATCCATGCATACTATACTGTAAATGGTGATCACTATCTAATCATCAAGAATATCAATGGTGGTATCCTTGAGTATAGTGAGTACACTAACACAAGGTTTACCCAAGGTAATGTCTTTGCTGATATGCTGGAAGACCAGGATATGGGCAAATCTCTACCTCTGAAAACTCATATCAAGAAAAATTATCCTGAGTATTATTACAAGCAAAACGGCGCTAATGTTTATACAATCACTCCTGGTGATCGTATTACAGATGCTGCTGGTATTGAATACTATGTTGATAAGGTTGAGGATGCTGGTATTATTGAGGACACATTCTATGTCTTCGCAACAGAAACTATCCAAAAACGTATTCCAAGTCAGCAAGATGGTATTTACTATCTAACATGTCTACGCGGCAATGTTTCTCCATTCCCAACTGGTGCTGGTGTAACCAACAACTTCAAGAAGTTTAAGTTCTCTCAACCAGTTTCTAGACTATATCCTCTGAACTACAGAAATGATCCTCTTTGGTTCAAGAAGTCTGGAACCACTACATCTGAGAAAGCATACTATAATACTTTAATTGATCCACCATCTGCATTCTCTGCTGCTGATAACTACACTCATGGTCTTGTAACAACCAACGATTATAAGAATTCTGTTACTAGAGAATTGATTGATGATCTAACTGCAAACTCTGCATTTACGGTCAATAACTACACGATCCAAGCACAAGAAGGCAATGCAACTTCTGGTTCTGAAGATCGCATGATTCCAATTGCTGGTGATAGTACAGTCGTCACGGATCAGCGTTATTATGTTGAACTCCGTCGTCCATCTATTGCTCGTGCTGGTAACCATACATTTGAATACCTTGGTTTCGGTCCTGGTAACTACTCCACTGGTCTCCCAGCGCGTCAGGAGATCGTCCTAACACCCGATGAGGACTTCTATGCTCAAAGTAAGAAACAAGACGGTGGTATCGTCTTCTACACGGGTATTAACTCACAGGGTGATCTGTACATCGGTAATAGAAGAATTAATGCTATTACTGGCGAAGAGACATTTATTGATGCTGCCAACTTAGATGATGATGGAGACGAGAACGATACCATTGGTGGTCTCGTTACTACCTTCGACACTCCTGTAACATTCAATAAGAATATTACAGTTATTGGTGGCGATGGCAAACTAGCAAATACATTTGAATCTCCAATTCTATTGGCGATCGATGATGCTGATTTGACAGAGATTCGTTCTCCGTTGATTATTCGCTCACAAGTTTCTCAGACAGATCCTGTCACTCAAGAAACGCAAGATGGTTTGCTCGCTAGAGATGCATTCCTACCATTCGATGAAGGCGATATCAGAATTGGCAAGAACAGAATTCAAGCAGCAGTATTTGGATTCAATGCACGCGGTAGAGGTCAACTCTATCAGATTCAAACACATACAATTGGTAACTCTGCATCTAACTGGACTCCTAATCAGGATGCTCTAATTTCTGCTGGTGGAACTAGAATTAACTCTAATCAGTTTATCACTTATAGTGGAGTCAATGCAAAACCTGGAGACATCCTACTCAAGGGTCAAGAGGTTGGAAAGACTGGTTCTCTTGGTTGGATTTACACCAACTACTTTGTACAGATTATTTCTGGATCTACTCAGGTTGTCAATACAATTCAGTACATTCCTGGAACTGGTGTTACATTCGTCAAGTTGACATTTAGAAATGCTTCGACAAATCTAAATGTTACCAACCAAGATCTTGGTATTACTAGTGGTGCTCAGATTAGACTTAACGGATTCACTGATACAAGGTTCAATGCTGTTTGGCCTATCGTAAATTATGGTTCTGATAACTTCGATCCAGCAGATAACTTCTTATATCTCCAAGTTGGTTTTGTTGTTGGTGCTCTAACTGATACATGGGCTAACATTCTTACTGCACAACCAAATGCTACAGTTGAATTCACTGGATCTGGTGCTCAGTGGAAGGAAGTTGGTGTAATTGGTGGTGAAGCACTTAGAACAGACACTGAAACAATTGGTGATTATAAGTTAGGTATCAACACGATTGCAAGAGCTCCACATGATGCATATCAAACTGCATTTGTTTCTGATGAAACAGATCCTCGTGCTAACCTTGACGTTGTTGGTACTGCATTTGTTAGTGGTAGATCTGTTCTCAACTGGATCAATGAGAGTGGTACAACTAAGTCAGTTGTTCCAAGTGATAATGCATTCTTAGTTGGTGGTGACAGTGCGCTTCCAAGTAACAAGGCAGTATTCCGTGTTTCTACCACAGCTGTGGATGGAACAGGTAGAATTGGTATTAACACTACTACTGCTCAGATGAGTAGTCTTGGTACTGACATTGTAATGGTTGGTACTAGTACATTTGTTGGTAATTCTACAATCAACGGAAGTCTACAAATTCTAGTTGGACAGTTAGATACAACTAGCACAACTGTTGACCTGATGAATACACCTACCACGGTGAGATTCGCAATGGCAGCACAAACGCTAGAAATTGCAAATGCTACCACAAATACTGGCAATACCATTTTCAATATTGGTAATTACAGTAATAATTCGAGCTTCAATCTTGGTAATGTTGCTGCAATCACTGAGTTTAATGTACACAGAGGTTCTCAAACTGCAACTGTTAATATTGCGACAGTTGATAATACAAATGCATCTCGTAATGCAACATTGAATCTTGGTGGTGCATTTGCTAACTCTGCTTCTGTCACTAACATTAAGACTAGAAACATCTTCTTAGATGGTGATGTTAATGTTGGTTCTGGATTGACTGCTGGTTCTGGTGTTGGTAAACTATATTCTCTCAACAGTCAGTTTGAATTACTATCTGCCAGTGGTGGTCCATCTATTGTTAGGTTCGCTGCTACTGCTGCAGAACTCACAATGGGTGCTCAAGGTGGAACAACTACCATCAACAATGCACTAACAGTTAAAGCAAGATCCGACTTCTTCGGTGACATGCTGTTAACTGGTGGTCTTAACGCTGGTGGTGTTAATATTGATAGAGGAGTCTTTGGAACAACTCCTGCTGCTCAAGCAGCGGGTGGTTTACCTTCCAACTTTAACATTGACCTTTATAGAAAGGTTGATATTACTAAGACTCTTGATACTGGTGGTTTTGCAACTCTATCTGCAACAGAGGAGTTCATCAGATTGAATGCACCAGTTGCACCAGATCAGATCGCGATTGGTGATTATCTACTTCTTGACGAGTCTGCAGCATTCACTGGATCTCCTGGTGGATATACTCCAGATGAAGATAGATCTGAGATTGTAAGAGTTACTGAACTAACAAACCTTACTAACAGTGGTGATCCACAAGGTATTCGTGTTAGAGTAACTCGTGGTGTTGATGGCACAACTGCTCAAACACACCCTGACAACCTACCAATCTTTAAACTTAATAAGAGTGCTGACGTAAGTTATCTTCTTACGAGCATTACTAATGTCGATACTCAGTTATCAACTGCTGAATTTGGTGGATCTCTACTAGTAGGTGATTTCCTCAGATTGAATGATGGTGAATATACAAAGGTCACTTCGATTATTGCCTCTCAGACATCTATCAAGTCCCTGAAGGTTAATGATGGTGGTAATCCTGCTGTCCTAGCATTCAGTGTTGAATCTACTACTGGTAACACTTATATCAGAGGTAATACTGAAGTTCATGCAGACTTGACACTAGTTGGTTCTGCAACAACTGGAGATCAGATGTTCACCATCAACAATGGTGAATCTTCTCCAACAACTGTATTTGATGTTGATAGTTCTGATCGTGACACCAGAATCCTTGCTGATTTGAGTGGTGGTGCTGGATTCAATAAACTAACAGTTGATGCATCTAATGGCAACACAGTATTGAATGGTGGTGACTTTACCATCTTTGATGGTGCAGGAACTGGACAGAAACTGAAACTCACCAATAATACTGGTGATCTAACAATCTCTGGTCTATACACAAGCACTGCTACAACTGGTGTTAATACATTTGCTAGTGATCTTCGCCTGAATGGTGGTGATCTACAAGTCTACTCTGGTAGTGATAAGAGATTCCAAGTTAATAACTCTGGAACGATCGATCTTGGTGGTGTTGACTACATGTTTGGTCCAACTGGTGCGAGACGCTGGGATTATTTCAATATCACCTCTGGTGATGGTGGACTCCTACAATCTAACATCAACCTATTCATCAATCCAAATGGTGATCTATATGTTAAACTACCAACTAACCCAAGATCGGGTGATATGATTAGATTCATTGATCTTGGTGGTAACCTGAAGTACGACTTGAAACTCGTAATTCGTGCAGCAACTGGTATTGCTATTCAAGGTGATTCCACTAACATTGCTGCTTCTGTAACTGGTGTTGATCTTACTAACCATAATGGTGGTGAATTGATTGTAACCACTCCAAATGCCGCACTTGGACTAGTATACGCAGGTGCTCTAAATAATAATGGACAGTCCTCGGGAGTACCAAGTTCTGCCCAAGGTTGGTGGTTGATGGAAATCTAACACATGGCAAATTACGGCGCTTTAAAAACTATGAAAGCGGCAGCTATTGGCACTATCATGCCGTGGACTGGCGCTTTAACTAAAATCCCTGCAGGGTGGTTGATTTGTAATGGAAATGAAGTTGAAGCAGGATCGTATCCCCTTTTAGCACAAGCAATTGGGGATACGTATGGTGGTGTTGGATTTACACCAGATGATTTCCCAGTGTATCAAAACCAAACAATTTTTTTACCAGATATTAGTCAGAAAGCATTAGCAGACTACGATACTGCATATTTTGGATCTGGTGCCATTGATGCAAGCATTGATACTTCTGAGGCATCAACAGCAGTTGCTGGATTTATTGGAGCAAATTCAGACAACGGTGTAAGGACTAATATTCCTGATGCTTATACAGATATTATTTTCAACTATACACCAGAAAATGATTTTTCTGGAACTATGGAAGAGATGACATATAATCCTGGTTTTGGATCTAGGACAGTTTATACTGCACCCAGAAAACTAGGCAGAAGACATGTTCCTATTCACGGTCACCCAACAGAGTTTGCTTCTATTATTGGTAATGACTCAACCAGACCTGGAGCAGGTGTATCTTGTTCTAGAGAGGTTAGTTACAATATTTTCAAAGCACGTGCGGATGACTTTGAAGATGGAGCACAGGTTGATATTTCTATTGAAATGCCTTCTGGAACTGGATTGGGTAATGGTTCTCCTGGTGTTGTTCTTGCAAACATCGATGGAGAAGCACCAGGACCAAACTTGAAACCAAAAGATGCTTTCTCACATGGTATTTCTAACTGGATTGGATCTGCAGACGCTCCTGATCCACCAGACCCATTTGGAACACCAAATAATAGTCCAGCACATACTAGAAGATTCAATCAGTCAGACACTGCACCATATGCTGTGGGTGGTGGAAATATAGCTACAGAGCACATTAACTATGATGATGGTGATGCAAATACTGGACCTGGAGATGGAAGTATTGATAGGCACCGTCCTTTTGAAGTATTCTTCAACCACTCTGGAACTAGTTTCAACAAAACTATCCCAGGTGCAGGAGTTTTCGATACGATTGATGCACATGACCATGGAAGTTTCCAAGTTGATTTGGACAGAGAGAACTCAAGTTTGAGAATGCCAGGATTGATCGCTTTGAATACTATTACTGCAAATGTTACCCCAAATAATATTGATAGAGCACTAAATATCAATGTTAACCTAGCAACCCCAAAACTAATCGTTCTATACATCATCAGGGCATACTAATGGCAAATTACGCTGTTCAAAAAGCAAAATATGGTGGTGTAACTGGAACAATTCAGGTGTTTGTCAGTCAACTACCAGATGGTAATGATCCAAACGCAGGAGATTTTAGAGAAAAATTGCCTGCAGGATTTTTAAGATGTGATGGTAGTATATTTAAGGCAGACTTATTTCCTGAACTCGCTAAAGTTGTTGGAATTGGTGAAGATTGTAAGTTTGCAAAAGATCCTCAAAACATTGGTGCTGATGAATTTCAACTACCAGACTTAGGATCAAAGTATTTGGTTCCTGGAAATGCAACAGGAACTTATCTGTCAGAAAAACTTAGTGATGGTAATACTGCAAGAATCGGTGCTGAGTTTGATGTAAGATCAAATGTAGGTGCTTCTGAAACTATTACATATAGTGGAAACTTTACAATTGATGGTGACACTGGAGATATTGAAGGTGATCCTTTATATACAGCAGATGAAGCAACATTCAGAGGAATTCTAACAGATAGAAACTTTCAGGGTCATGGACACCTAGCAAATCAGGCAGTTCTTAATTGTACTGGTAATTATGAGGTTAGTACAGCTGTAGGACCAGAAAGAGCAGGAAATAGTCATAGTGGCAATAATTGTAGACCATATGGAGGCAATCAACTATTTTTTATTGCCAGACCAGAAGGTTCTAATGCTACATCAGCATCACATGAACACACTATTCAACTTCCTAATGCTGGTGCTGACTATACATCTAACTTACAGTATACATATCCAACAACTCAAATTGGAGCACAAAACCTTAGAACGACCGTAAACATCATCACTGAAGATGTTAAAACGTTTGATACAGCGTTAGCTCCATACATTATTGTAGAATACATCATTAAATTCTAAAATGCCTACCCAGACATATAACACTACAGGACAATATACTCTTACTCTTCCAGCTACGGTGGGGGAGTTTCAGTTTGATGTCAGAGGAGCAGGCGGCGGCGGCAGTGGTTCTGACGCTGGATCTCCTGGTGCTAGTGGTGGTGCTGGTGCGAGATTTACTGGCACTGCTACAGTAAATCCTGGGTCTACTATCGTTATTAATGTTGGTAGTGGCGGTGGCGGTGGCGCTAGTTCTTCAGGTGGTGCCCCTGGTGGTTCTGGTGGAAGTGTAGCTTCTACTGGTGGTAATGGTGGCAATGGTGGTAATGCTGGTACTTCTGGATCCTCTGGTGGTGGTGGAGGTGGTGGCGCATGTTCATACATCGCTTTAGAATCGGGTGCTCCAGTGGGAGGTGCTATTGTATATAATCAGACTTTCACATCTGGTACAACTATTGTAATTCCATCTGGAATTAGTGCAGTAAATTATACTGTAAAAGGAGCACAAGGCGGTAAAGGTGGTAATTCTAGTGATATTGGTGGGGTTGGTCCTGATGTTGCTCCAAAAGGACAAGGTGGTCAAATTATTAGTGGATCACTATTTAATATTGCAGGTAAAACAGTTAGTCTTATTGTTGGAACTAGGGGACAGAATGGTGTAGGAAACCAAGTTGGTTCTGCTGCTGGCGGTGTTGGTGGCGGTGGAGTAAATCTTGGTGGAGTAGGAGCAGCATCTGCAACAGAGATAGAAACTTGGAGAACTAGTTCAGGTGGTGGCGGTGGTGGCGGAGATACTGCCATCCGTATTGACACTGATTCAAACACAATTGCTGTCTTGGCAGGTGGTGGAGGAGGATCAGGTGGAGCAGGTTATAGTTTAGGAGATCCATCAACCACAATTTATCCAGCTGTCACTAATTTAGCAACTACTTATAATCCTTCTAACGGTGGAAATGCAAATAGTGTTTTAGCAAGTTCTTCTAACTCTGGTGGTGGAGGAGGTGGTGCAGGATCCCCTGGTGGAGCTGGCGGACTTGGTTACAATTCAGGTAATCACATTGCTGGTGGTGTTGGTGGCGGTGGTCGTGGATATTACAATACTTCTTATACCACAGATGCTGCTTTAGGTGATACTAATGGTAATAGAAATGAGTCAAACACTGCTGAGAACGGTTCAATTAACATTAACTATACCAATGTAGGAACAGGAGATCTTTTAGTTTGTGCTGGTGGCGGTGCTGGCGCTGGTGGTGCAGGAAATGATGGTAGTGGTCCATCTGGTTCCCAATTTGGTGGTGATGGTTCATCTTCATTCTCAGGATCGGACAATATCACTTCGGGTAGCAATGCTTCTAATAATGGTGGAGACGGTGGCGCAGGAGGCGGCGGTGGCGGTGGCACCCAAGGTGGTTCCGCTGGTTTTACTCCTGGTGGTGATAGTGACGCAGGTGGTGGAACTGGAGGTGGATCTTATAGAAATACTACTTACGTTACT